CGTTTATTATATTAGTTGTATCTGATAAATCTCCTGGCAATGTTCCAAGGGGATAAGATAATGTTGAATTAAATCCTACAAGTCCCTGGCCTTGAGAAATAGTCGTAGAAGCAGCTAATCCAGCAGCACTAGAAATAAGGTCAGTATAACTAACAGAGTTTGAAACTATATCTCTTAACCCTTGAGCAACTGGTCTGACTTCTATTATTGCTCCATTAGCCCATGCTAAAGCTGTAGTATTATCCTGTCCTCTGACTACTGTAAAAGTTAATCCACTAGTTGCTGTTACTTGAACTACTTCCCAATTAGATATATTATCAGTTATAGTCATATAAAAATAATTTCCAGCAGTAGAAATTACTGGAAAATTAGTAGTAGAAGATACTGATAAACTTGTGGCACTATTTGTTATAGCACCATTTAAAGTTGTGCTAGCATTATTTGAAAAAAGTTGTTGAGCCATCTAATTTAATTTCCTTAGACTTAATTAACACCAAAGAACATAGCACGTTGTTGTGGATTCATTACTGTCTTGCCTTGTGAAGATTCTGTAAAAATTAAAGTATTTTCTGAATATCCAGATTCTCCAATTCCACAAGTAGCATTAGAAGTATAATAAAGAGTTTGGGAACTTTCTGCTGATACTCCATGCCCTCCTTGAACAGCATTGGAGATTATAAGATTTTCTACTACATCTCCAATATAATCTACCACATTTACTATACTTGAGGAAGATATTAATAAAGTATTATTAGAAGTTCCTGATGCCCCTTCATTACCTATTATACTACTAGTAATATTTAATAAATTATTACTTATAATTATATAATCTATTACATGAGCCTGTGAAGTTGAAGTAAATGAAAGGCTCTGATTACTATTTCCAGTTACTCCATGTGCTCCAATAGCCATAGAAGAATAGTTTAAAATATTACTTGATGTTCCTATTGTATTTATTATATTACCAATAGAATTAGAAGTATATAATAAAGCATTACTAGAAGTAGCCTTTACTATAAAAGCAGCATAAGCAACTGACGAATAATTTAGAATATTATTAGAAGTTCCTATTTCTCCTTGTGCTCCAATAGCCATAGAAGAATAAATTAAAGTATTCTGAGAGATTCCTATTATATCTATTATATTACCAATAGAATTTGAAGAATATGATAAAGTATTAGAAGATATTCCTATAAAATCTATTACATTACCAATAGAAGCAGAAGAATAACTTAATATATTACTTGAAGTTCCTACTGTATTTATTATACTACCAACAGAACTGGAAGTATACAATAAATTATTAGTTGATGTTCCTATAAAATCTACTACCTTAACAGAGGAACTTGAAGAATATGATAAAGTATTATTAGATATTCCGATAAAGTCTATTACTGTTCCAGAACTAGCTGAATTATATGATAGATTATTAGAAGAACTACCTACTATCCCCACTATACCATAAGAATTTGAAGTATAATTTAAAATATTCTGAGAAGTAGCATAATTAGCTCCAGAAATACCACTAGAGGAAGAAGTATATAATAAGGTATTTGTAGAACTTCCAGAGACAACCAATCCACCAATAGAACTAGAGGAATATGATAAAGTATTATTAGAAATACCTACAAAATCTACTACCTTAGCAGAAGAACTAGAAAAATAAGTTAAAATATTATTAGAAGAACCTACTATATCTAATACTGTACCACTAGAAGTGGAAGAATAAAGTAAAGTATTCTGAGAGGTTCCTAAGAAATCTACTACATTACTGGTAGAATTAGAAGAGTAAGCTAACGTATTATTAGAAATACTAACAAAATTTATTATATTACCAATAGAATTAGAGGAATAACTTAAAGCATTATTAGAGTTTCCTATTATATCTATTATATTTCCAGAAGCTGTAGAAGTATATAATAAAGTATTACTAGAAGTTCCTGCAGTTATAACTTGTCCAGACGATACTGAGTAGTAAGATAGTAAGTTAGCTGAATTACCTATAAAGTCTGTGCTATTACCTACAGAATTTGAAGTATATAATAAATTATTAGTTGATGTTCCTATAAAATCTACTACATTTCCTAAACCATTAGATGTATAAGTTAAGGTATTAGTAGAGGTCCCAATAAAATCTGATACAAGTCCGGATGAAGCGGAGGAATATAATAAAGTATTAGAAGAACTACCTACTGTTATTACTTCTCCAAGGCTAGAAGAAGAATATAATAAAGTATTATTTGCTGTTCCCGAAGTTACAAGAACTCCATTACTAGTCGAAGTATATAATAAAGTATTAGCAGAAGTTCCTATAAAGTCTATTATACTACCAGAACTACTAGAAGTATAAAGTAGAGTGTTATTAGAGGTTCCTACAGTATCTATCACATTTACGGAACTAGAAGAAGTGTATAGCAGAGTATTACTTGAAGTCCCAGTAAAATCTATTACATTTCCAGAACTATTAGAAGTATATAATAAAGTATTATTTGAATTACTGATAAAGTCTATTATACTACCAGAACTACTAGATGTATAAGTTAAGGTATTGGTAGAAGTTTCAGAGACAATAGAGGAAGCATTAGAAATACCTCCATTAAGAGTAAAAGAATTTAAAGGACTTGTATTAATAGCTACGGAATTTGAAGGTGCTTCTGATGTTGAAGCAGTATTGAAAGCTGAAGAATTGAACGCAGAACTATTAAAGGAACCAGAAGCCATTACAAACCTTTCCTAGTAGTCTACATTCAATTCTATACCATCCCTAAATCCTAATAAAATAATAATTGTCTGAAATTTTCCAAGTTAGTTTCACGATTAATCCAAAGATATCTCAAACCATCCATAGTTGAGAAAATTTCCATTCTATTTCCAAGCAAAGCAGCAGGAGCAGCATAAGGATACATACCAGCACCATGTATTGTATTTGTATTTAAATCAATATAATACATTCTTTGAGTGGCTTCTTTTGTAAAATAGATTCTGTTCTGACCATCATAAGCATACATACTACCAGTAGATAAAGTTTCTGTTTGTGGTGTAGTGGGCATAGCATAAAAAGTATCAGTAGTAATATCTAATTTATCAAAACCAACAGCACCACCACCTCTAGCTATAACCCAATATTTTCCTGAGTTTGGAGAAGAACCTGGATAACCAGTTGGAGTGCTTAAACCAAAAATTCCCTGTAAATCTATACCAGTGCCTCTTGCTGTCTGTTGAAAAATAATATAAGAAGAAGCAGCAGTTGTAGCAGAGGTTCCTAAGGTTCCTACAGTTAAAGCATTGGCCGTATTAGAAGTTATAGATACTTCTGAAGTAGTTCCTTGTCCTGGGCCGGCTATTATTTTTACTTTTCTACCAGCTAAACCGTTCACAACCCAAGCATAACTTATAGTAGCTGCTGAAATAACTGCTGTTGAAGCCATGGATAATTGATAAGTTCCAGTGCTTCCTAAAACTCCTCCAGTAGCTGTAGAAGTAAGTTGATTTATAATAACTGCCCCAGCTGGAATAGAGGTTCCTGTGATAGATGTGATGCCACCAGAAGATAAATAGCCTGCTGGAGCTGTAGATACTGTTAAGGTAGTACTTCCTGAAGACATTGAACCTGTAAAAGTTCCTGACTTGTTTGTATCAGTAATTAAAACTGTTGATTGTGTTCCTGTAGCTAATCCATTATCTAACATTCCTGGAGATAGTCTAGGAGTAATTATATATCTTGATACACCTGTTATGGGAGTTGTTCCAGTAGTTACAAAGGTTAAAGTGGTAGCTGTGTTAGAGGCTATCTGAAAAGCCTGACCAGTAGCTAACCCTGTAGCGGCTGTTACGGCACTTACAGTAGAATAACAAATATACCCAGCCCATTGGTTTACTATCCAAGCTTTAGTTTCATCACACAAAGTACTAGTAGATTGAGAACCAGCTAAAGTGTCAGCAGCAGGAGTTCCAGCCATAGTATAAGTAAATGAAGTAGTAGATGGCACAGTTAAAATAGTAGCTGTGGTGTTATAGTTGGAATCTGTCATTCCCTTAACTGTTACTGACATTCCAACTTTAAGACAATGAGGAAATGAAGTAGTTATTGTAGCTGTTGTAGTAGCATGAGTGGCTGACGCAATTCCAATTGGTCTTAAAGAACTATATAGAACCACAGCATTACAGGCTATTCCAGAATCCTGCCATCTTCCAAAGGTAGGTAAATCATCAGAGTAATTATAAATCATAGCACCAGCAGTTCCGCCAGCCATACAATAAGTTTTCTCACTATCTGGTATAATAGTATATACAGAGGTAGTGTCAGTGGCTACAGAAAAGGATTTAACTAAGGTTAAAGTGGTAGCTGTGTTAGAGGCTATCTGTGTGAATTGTCCCTTACCAGTACCAAATAAAATCTTTACCATAAAGTTAGCAAATCTATTTACTGGCCATGCTTTGGAAGAATCTATAATACTTGAAGCCGATCCAGTAGTAACTGTCCCACAATCATACCCCTCAATTACATAATTTGTAGTTGTGTCTGGAGCAGTAGTTACAGCAGCAAAAGTTAAAGTAGTGGTAGTGTTAGAGGCTATTTTTGCTATCTGACCCTCACCAGTTCCACTAAAAAAATAAACCTGATTTCCAACAAATTGATTAATGGCCCAAGTATGAGTAGAATCTATTAAAGTAGTAGTAGTTCCCACTGCGCTACTAGTTCCTCTTGCCCATACGGTTGCTGCTGAACCAGAGTGGTCCAATGAGCCATCACTAGCTACTCCTGGTAAATTAAGCGTTACAGCAGTTTTTATATACCAAGTATCAGATACTATATTGTAATATTGAGCTGTGTAGAATGGTTGAGCTGCAGCACTGGAAGCTAAGGATATAACTCCAGATTCTACACGATATTGTGAAGTAATATCAGGAGTAGTTAACCAATTGCTATCTACAGTAACGACAGATGCTTCAATAGTGTAAATAGACTGTGAACCAGCTGTAGCTACAATAGCTGGAGAAGTTATATTTGGATTACACCATACATTTTGAGCAGAGAGTGTAGAGTCACCCAAAGTTAATACAGTAGCAGAGTTATAAAGAATTAGTCTAACTTGACCTATACCAGTTCCATAACTAATTCTTACCTGGTATCCTGCCCATTGATTTACAGTCCAAGCTTTTGTAGAATCTGTTATAGTTAAGGAGCCTAATACGTTATTTACTCCAGTAACTACGCCAGTATCGAAAGTCATAGGTTCTGCTACATCTGTTATGAGCTTTCTCTGTCCCATTCCAGTTCCGCCTATTATTTTAATATCATATCCCAATAAAGCTTTTGAAGAATATGCTGGAATAGTTATTGTATTGGATGTAGCAGCTAATACTAAACCCTCTATGGCTTGAGTTTGGTCAAATTCTATATCTGCCCAAGTAGCTGGAGCAATTGGAGGAGTTTGTAATTGCTCATATGTATCAGACCATGTATCATACCTCCAAAAGTTAGCAGCTGTTATCAAAAAATAAAGATATCTACCATGAGTTTGATTATACAAAGAGTTATTAGCACAACAAGTAGCTGAAGGAACTGCTGAGGCAATAGGTGAAAATCGCAACCATTCCCAAATAGGAATGTCCACCTGTTTACGTAGAGTATTTACTAAACTAGTCATTTTTTATCCTTAATTTCCAAAAATTAATTGAGAACGTATTCCAGTATTATAAGCAGTTCTTGCCATATCTATCATCTGCCACTCAGGGTTTCCTCCTCCAATAGTGGCTACGTTACCTACTGGAACAGCATTTGTAATTGTTGTAATAGTACCTCCAGTAATTGTGGATACAGTACCTACAGTAGTAATAGTTTGACCAGCAGTAATTGAATCTACTGTAACTCTCTGTCTTTGAGCATTATCTTGAGTAGATAATGGTTCTAGAAGGTCACACATTTTTTGAAGCAATAAATGTAAATCAGCATCTATGGCGCTTGCTGTATCTAAATGTGTAGTAGTTGGAACATCTACATAAATTTGTAATGTGTCTGTAGATGATAAAGCTGAACAATTATAGGCCAATGTTAGAACGTTATTAGAAATATTTCCCTGTAAAGCTACATTAGCAAAATTATATAAAATAATTCCAGCAGTTGTATCAGTAATTAAAAGAAGTTGTTCATCTGCTAAATTAATAGACAGATTTAAAAAAGTTATTTGATTTGTACTTGGATTAAATAAATAGTTTCCAAAAGTCATTCCATTTTGAACATCATGGCCTATTAGTATTTTCATTAATAAATCCTTAACTTAGTGCTATAGACATTGCTACACTGTATTGATTAGCTAATATTGTTATATCTCTTAATGCTTGTGCTGTCATACGAACTTCAAATACTGAAGTGGTAGAACCCCATGCTTGAGCAACCGTGTTATCTTGGGCTCTAACTACAGTAAAAGATGTTCCAGAAGTGGCTGTAACTTTAACTATTTCCCAAATACTTCCTGGGGAACCATTAGCCAAAGTTGCGTAAAAATAATCACCCACAGTAGATATTACCGGAAAGCTTGAACTACTTGTTATATTTATTGCAGTGTCTCCTATAGCTACGTTAGATGCCAAAGTAGTAAAAGCATTATCAGTAAAAAGTTGAGCCACATTAAATCCCTAATATACATTTAATTCTAAATAACCAATAACATAAAAATTCCCCCCATATTCAATTAAGACATTTAATTGTGATATGGAGGGAATATTCTAGTTAACAATAGCCCTTAATTAACTCTTACGCTACATACTGACCGTAAAGGACGAGATTAAAATTGGTCCGGAAGAAACTAGGGCTGTAGTGTTAAGTACCATATCAGTTCCTGAAGTTCCTACTGAGCCCTGGCAAATAACTACGGAACCACTAGTGAGTATTCTATAAAATTGAGCCGTTCCGGTTGCGGTAGCATTTTCTTGTGTGATGGCATTAGCTGTTAAAACTCCTCCTGAAGCAGCTGGAGCAAAAGTAGAAGAACATGGAAGGGTACCTAATACTGTATTTCCACTTAAAGAAGCATCAGCATTTGTAGGTGCTGTGCCAGAATAGATGATTACATTGGCACCAGAACCAATAGCAGTAGTAATCTGGTTAAGAAGTGTGTTTTTAGTCGCGGTGGTAATTGTAAAAGTCATAGTTTATAATCCTTAAAATTAATTCAGTTCTATACTTAATTAATATCCTCGTGCGTAACCAATAAAATCATATGTGTTTGCTATACTGTCATAAATAAAAATAAATCTATCTAATAAACCAATAGTAGTTGATAAGGTAGGAAATGAAAAAATATCAGTTCCTAACCTAACTGAGGAATCAAATGATACATTATGAACTATACTATCTGCTTGATATAATGCTAAAGTAATTTGCTGGCCTTCTTTATTAGCATTAGAAAAAATTATAACAGTATCTGACATTAAATTTAGTCTAATATAATCAGATATTGAACAATCTACTATAAAGGTAGTAGTAGTTACAGTAAGTATATTTGAGTCTCTTAATGTACGAATACTTACATCTGTAATTTCGGGTATATTTTCTATGGAGGGTTTAAGTAAAGTAGTTGGCATAATTAGAATAGCTTCATAGGAGACATGGGATTAAAAATTAAAGAAGTAGTACCTGCCAACACTCTACCAATTATAATAGAGTACTTATCACCAGCTTCTGGACTTGGAACTGTAGTAGTTATACCGCCAGTTTGAGAGAGATATACATAAGCATCAGTGATCCAGGGGATTGTAGTAACTGTATAGGATATATTAAGATTTCTTCCAGCAGTTACATTGGCTCCTGCTACACCCTCCTCTAAGGTTACTCCTACTATACTTGGTAAGATTGAGCTTAAAGAAGTAACTTGATAAGCTTGGTTATTAATTATAGTAAACACAGAACCTGAAGGCATAGTCTGTGCTAACTTTATAGTAAATGAATTAGTAGTAGCTATTTCCGCCAAATTAGTTAAGGCTACATCTAAAGTATCTCCAGGGGCTGCTACTCCTGCTATACTATCTGTAGTAATTTGATCAGTAGTATAATCACCAGTAACTGAAGTAACAGCACCAGTTCTACCAAATACACTTGATACTCCTGAAGTTAACGATGTGCCTAGCAAAGATAGTGCTCCTGTAATTTCTGATTCTGATTCTGTTACTAATGTATTAGAGGAAGTTAAAGATTTAATGGTTTGAATTGCTGGTAAACTAGCTTTATTTACAGCAAGAGAAAATGTAGTGTTAAAAACATAAGGCACATTTTTAGGTGGCTGAGTTAGAAATCCCTCTACTGTTATATTTAAAGTCCCTCTAACTACACGTCTATCTGTTCCTGGTACAAAATTTGATTGGTCATTAAAACTACTCAAAGTCATTCTGGCATAAGGAATATAGAATGTTTTTTGAGTCTCATCTTCAAAAGAATATATATCAGTAAGGTAAGAATATGGATTAAAGTCTAATTGAAAGGCAGTTAAAATCTGATAAAAAGACTCTCTAGTTTCAGTCCATACATCTACTTGAAACATATAATTAGTAGCTCTAGGAGCAGTAGTAATCCAACATTTAGATGGATCATTTTTATCTGGCTTATAAAAATAACTAACTGATGGATCGATAGACCTCTTATCATCTCTCTCCATTCCAGTCATATAATAAGAGATTACTGGAAGAATTATCCTATCTTTTATAGAAGCTTCTTTTTCCGCTCCAGTAATTCCTTTATCAGTGGAAAATGCCAAATTAGGGGCAGCATATCTTATAGGAAAATCTATATAGGCATTTTGCTTTAAATCAAAAATTTTATTTTTTGTTTCTAAATAAGTCCCAAACTTTGACACATAATGACGAATATCGCCAGCATAAGAGCTCTCAACAGAATTCTGATAAGAATACAGCATACTCTCTCTATCAGGAGTTACCCTAGTATTCTGATTTGTAGTAGGAGGAAGTTTATTTCCTATCCTATCTTTTATTGGAACTATTTGCCTATAATACATTAAGAATTACCTAACTTAAAAGTAAAGACTCCATGCTACACTTATACTAATAGAACTTGACTTAGTGATAGTAGAAAAACGCTTAATACTAAAAGCAGAAGGAGTAGTAGAGTTTAGCATCAAAGCCAATTCATTAATTCCATAACCATTTAAAGCACTAACTTCTGGAATTAAAATAGTATATATTATTTTTGGACTAACAGATGCTGAAATAGCATCTATAGCTGAATGGTCTATATTAAAAGTAAAATCAGTACCTAATACTAAATTTGGAATAGCATTTATTACAGTTAATTCGGTTGGCTGTACTGCTATAACTTGACTTGAGCTTCCCGAGACTGTGCCACCTGTTCCAAACGCAATTGTATTTATAATTGGACATACTCCACTTATTAGGCTATTAGCAATATCATTTCTACCATTTAAGACTATTAAATTATGGTCTTTTAACAACATAGTGATATTTCCTGCTCTATCTTTTGAAGTTATTGTAAGTTCACCACGAAGGGGTTGAGCATCTGAAAAATTCATACTATAATCCTTATTATAATTAATTCAAAATAAACTATACCACTAAATTTTCTATATAAGACTCCAAATTCTTCTCTTCTGTATATAGAATAATTAGTTTTATATTGGTTTTCCTGGCTGCCAAACAAAAACCCTCCTTAGTGAGGGCAAATTGTTGTAAATCTTTCAACTCATACTTCTTAGACATACCTATCTCCTATAGGTATTATCGGTTATTTTTTGTTACTTTTCATCAAATTTAGGGCTATAGGATTATCAATTCCTGCCACACTATATCCCTCTATATCATCTTCAATAGATTTTATATTATTTTTACCAAAGGGAATAGGAGGTTCGGTCATAGCTTGTATTATTGGATTGCCTATAACTCCTTGTCCGGCTTTATTTATTGCTGCTATAAGTTCTTTTGGTAAAATTTCTGATTGTGGTAAAATTACTAGAAAATCGTAATCTAATTTACTATCTTTATCCTTTTTTTCTGGTTCTTCTACTTCTTTAACTTTATCATCTTCTATTTTAGTTTCTTTTTCCTTACTATCAAGAGGTGCTAAAACTTCATCATCTAATACTTCTACTTCTTCTGATACCACCTTCTCTGGGATATTAGGTAGAGCATTATTTTGTGGCTGTAAATCAGTAAATGTAATTCTATAAGGTTTTGAAATACCTAATAATAGGCTACCATCATAAGTTTTTTTAAGTTCTGCTTCTGTAGTTTTAGGTGCCTCTAAAGTATTAAATTTTAAATCAGTGCTAGGAGTTGTAGATACATCACTAGGCTGTTGTTGTAATTTATTCTTATCTATTTCTTTATTCTGATAAAGAGCATTTAAGCTATCTATATTTAGATTTTCCCTAAGCAACGAAGTCTTAGATGCTAAAACTTCGTTTTTTCTTTCTGCTATAGTAGGAAAATCTAAAAAAGAAAAATTTTTTCTTTGTTTATACATTCTTATGCCTTTTTAGCTGCTGCCTCTGCTGGAGTTTCTACTACAACAGTTTGTTCCGATTTAATTTCTGGTACCTCTACAGTAGCTGTTGAAGCAGTAGTAGTCTTAGATGTCTTAGTAGCTGCCTTGGTAGTTGCAGAAGTTGATGTAGTAGCTTGAGTTGAGTTATCAACATAAATTCCAGGTTTAACTATGGTAGGAGAAGTAGAAGAAGTGGAAACATTAGCCACTGGTTTTGTAGTTACTTTGGCAGCAGTAGAATTATTACGTAATACAGTAGCTGTTATATTATTTTTTCCTTCATCTAATCTAGCTAAAATATGAGGCAAATACATATCCAAACCAGGATATGAAAGTTCAACAGTAGCACCAACTCCAACAGTAATATGAGAAACTGAATTATGCTGATTAGATACTAAAGTAAGCAACTGACTAGTTTTAGTTATATTCTTATATATGTATACCATATTATTTATCACCCTTTTTATGTAGTTTTCCACACATCTGACAAGTTAACTCAGTAGCCTTTGAAGTGGCTTGATTAACTTCATCCCAACCATGTGTTTTAATAATATTACAACCAGGACATTCTTTTTTAGTGGTGGAATATTTCATGAAAGATACTTTATTTTTCTTGTCTGCTAATCTTTTTACTGGATCATCATCAACTATTTTATCGTATTTAGCAATAGAAGCAGACGTGGTGCCTGAAGGAGATGCTGTTTGAGCAGTATTTGATGTAAAGGCAGCTGCGTTATTTTCTTTTAATATATCTTGTAATTTCATATTATACCCTATCCCTATTTAATGCGATTCTATCAGCAAGAGGAGCAGATGGAAGTATCATTCTATCTACCTTAACTTCTGGTCCTGTATATTTTGGAGGAACTTCTTGTACTGGAGTAATATCGACTGAACTAGAAGAATATTGACTACTTAATTTTTTATCTTCCATAGTATTCCAAGAATATTTTGGAATAAAAGGATTTCCAGTTGATATAGCCTTCTTAAATTCTTCTAAATTATATTCTATTAAAGTAGTAAATTTATGCTGTAATTTTTGTTCAAAATAAGTATTAATCTTCTGAAGACCGTTAATTAATGGTGAAGAATTTCGGGCTCTAAAAGCATCCTTATCTGAATTAGTATAACTCTGTAGTTGAAAAGTTAGAACGCTCATTTTAGATAGAGTCTTATAGAGGGAATCTATATAAGCATTTATTTGACTTTCAGAAGACCTCATATCAACTACTTCCATTAATACAAAATCAACTAACTCTAATTTATCTATTTTCATAAATCCTCACTAACTTAATTAATAAGTTATAATTATGTTCCTAATATACTTGTATATTCTATGTTTATTACATCATAAGGCTGAAGAGCTTGAGTTACTAATTGATTTAATACTACTCTATAAGACCAATTAGAAACGGAAGGTACAGAAGTAAATTTCCAATCCTGCCCATAAACTAAGCCTATACCATTTTTGGAGACCATAACATCTGGAGTGGCTAAATCCCTATACATAGAAGACACTGGAGTTAATGCTACTTTAGCAGTTCCTAAAACAAGCTTAGTTAAATCAGTTGATGAACTTATATAGATATCATTGTCACTTCTATACCAAGAAATAATAGGATTATGTTCAAAAGTATATTGTAGGGGAAATGCCTTATTAGATACACCAAAAGGAACTGATATAGTATTAATATCATTAGAATGCTGTGTATTATTAGTGGAACAAATTACCAGTTCACCAGTTAAATTAGTATATGATGGATAAGTTGGTAATTGTGTTAAATCTAATGAATCATATACTATTTCTATAGTATCATTTATAGCCAATAAACAAGCAGGTGTTAGGTATACTGAATTAGGACTAGTAGAAAATCCCCAATAATCTCCATATACTAACTTTATTCCATTTCTAAGTACGTCTATACTAGGAAAAGTAGAAGGAGCAGACGACCCTACTGATACTATGGCACCCGAATTTATCTGCTTCCAAGTTACAAATACGTTTTGTTTCTCTAAAATAAAAGTAGTATTTGATATATTTTCACTAGTTATAGTATAAAAGTCTTGATTTGTAATTAATCCAGAAATATTTATATCCAAAGTATCAAATGACTCAGTAATTAGATTACCTATATATGGATTTATATCCATTCTAATAGCATTAGCATAAAAAGATGGTTTACAATTAGTAGATGAATTTAGGTAATAAGAAGCCCTATGAGAAAAATCAAAAGGAAACTCATATTGTGGAGTGTAGGGTATGAGAGACTGGGAAGATACTTTGACATTTGGATATATAATTTTAGAGTTGCCCACTAAATTCCAACTTGGTGATGATGGAGCGACCCCAATAGATGGAGATATAGCTTGCCAATTTGTATTCAAATAACTCACACACTGACCACTAATGTATAAAACAGTAGAATTCCAAAGTTGTGGATTTATTTGAGTTTTTAACATATTAGAGGAAGTAAATATTCCTTCTAAAATTTCAGTTTGGGGCACAACTTCCAAGGTATCTGAACTAGAACCATTTTTGTATATAGTAGTTTGGTCTATTTCATCTACATCATTATATTTATAATTATCTACCTGATAATCAGAAGAAAAGGCTATACTATAATCACCCATAAAGTCAGTTCTAGTAAATAGAGCGGTATCTCCTCTATAACCTTGAATAGAGGCCCTGTTGTTTCCTTTATATGGGATTGGAATAGTAGAAGCAGAGCCCCTAGTCCACAAACTAGTTCTTGAACTTATATTTTCTCTAGAGGAAAAGAAATATGTTGGGTAAGTAGTAGAAATTGCCGAGACTACTGACTGCCATCTAGAAGAACTTCTATTTGCTATTTGAGCAGAGGATGAAGTATCTATACTGTTGTAGGGTAGAAAATAAGAGGTTTCTTGTACCGCAGTATTATAAAAATTACTCCATAATCCAAAACTAAACTGCTCTGAACCAACATAATTTTCTGTTGGAGTTACGAAAACTTCCCATAATCCAGTATCTAATGGTGATAGTGGATTAACTGTAACTGGAGCATTAGAAGTTCCAGTAGAGTCATTAAATAAAAGATACCCTTTAGTGAATAAAGGTGTTAAATCAGATTTATATTTTCTAGTAATTTGTAAATCTTCTAATAAAGTTCCTGTAGAAGAGTCAAAATACATTACAGGATTATAACTAGTAGTTTCAATATAAGTTTCATTAGAACTATTGTCTAAAAAAGTAATTCTATTAAATTTTTTATTTTCTTTTCTTGTAGCTATGTTAGTATTTCTAGTAATACTATCATTATTGTACATTACTGAATTTGGTTCCAATTTTGGATATATGATATAAAAGTCTAAACCAGATACTAAATTCTGTGGATTAGAGTCTCCTACTAATAATGAAATAGCATATTGATTAATAATAAATTTTTTATTTATTGTGTCATAATTATAATGAAGTTTCTTGAATAATCTATAAAAAATATTGTTATAGCTAACAAAGACTAATAAATCTGATACCAAAAGAGCATTAGTCCAAGAAAGTAGGTCTGATAATCTATTCCCAGAATATAATGAAGTATTATTAGAAACTCCTCCAGAAGAAGTTATTTTATTATATATAGGAAGATATCCAACAAAAGAAACTGGAGAATTATTAGGACTATTCAATACAATCTCAGAACTAGAAGATTCTATAGTTAGAGTGTCATCATAAAACCCATTTCCAGCAACATTAATAGATATACCTGTTACATCCCCACTTGAATTTTGTAAAGCAACTTCTTTAACTAAATACCCAAGAGAGCAGCTATGTAATAAATTGGTTGGATAGGAATAAAAAGAGTATTGAGGAGTTGGTGTAATCGACGTATAAGTAATATCATTATCTACTGAAGAAACTAACCATACTGGTGTGCTGGTAACAAAAGCATCCAAACTAGTTTCAGACACAAGAGAATAAGAGGCCAACACAGTTATTGTATTTGATGTGATACTAGAGATTGTAAAACTATTATTATTTTCTGAGTTTATAAAGCCAGATAAGGTTATTATATTATTTACAGCATATCCTGAAGAAATAAAATTTAAAGTCCCAGAGAATGCTACAGAGATTGTATTTGTGGTAGCATTAATTGATACCATATAACCATTAGCTATATTTGTATAGGCATTAGTAAATTCTGTGTTTGTATAAAAATTAGGAGATTTAGAAGCTAAAATAAAATCAGAGGAGGACCATATAGAAGTTCCTGAATCTGTCAATCTATTTACAGAATATCCAGATAAGGTAAATCCTAAAGAAGTTAAATAGAATATATTAGACTCAACTTCTAAATTAGATAAAGTAAAGGATTCATTAGCTATTCTTAAAGAACCTTTTATATATGATGGGTCATCTTCTGATAACTCCACATCATTAATAACATCTATCTCTTGTAAATTATAAAATTTAACATGTTCATCAGTATCATCTTCTAAGGAAACGTTTATAGCCGAAGATTCTCTTGATATAATGGCATCACTTGAGGAATTACCAAAGCCTCCTGATGAATCTATATCAGAGCCTAATAGATAGTCTGTCAAATCATACATGACTAAAAAGTCATTTATATATACATGAAAAGGCTTAAATTGAAGTAATAAATCAACTGCTTGAGACAGATTAGAGTCAGTAAAAACTCCATTAGTATTAAAATCTAAGTCTAAGTCTTTTTTAAGGACTACATTAATTCTAGAAGCCTTAGATAAGCGTGAATTAGACCCCTCACCTGTTGTAGGGTTATATTCAGGAGTAGAGGACAACTCAGTAGTATAATCAGTATTTGAAACTATTGTTCCTTCATTATATGGAGACAGTAGGTCAGAAAATGAATCATTATATAATAAATTCTTAATGTCTGGGGCAACCGTTCTAAACCAAGGCTTTACTGTAACAGTATCTGGAAAGGCATTCCATACTCTTTCTTTTGGAACTATATCTCCCTCATAGTCTCTCCAAAGTTCAGAAATAAATACTGAATAGCCTATTAATTTTTCAGCTAATGTAATAGATTTTCTAGTACCCTTAATCTTCCAGAGCATAGGAGCTGCATGAAGCTGCTCCCTCCAAGAAGCCACATCAGTTCCAATTAAATTCCAATTTACAATAGAAGCTAAGAAAGGTAAATACTTTGGAGGACATAAGTCTACATTAAATAACTCATCCATTGCTGCTATTTTTAGATAGAAGGAATAGTATAAATTCTGTGCCAAAGTAAGAACTAGTATTTGAAGTGGATTTCCATTATTTACATCATTATCTCTATACACCTCAGGTACTTTGGACCAGATACTATTATAAAAATCTGTAAAACTTAAGACAGGTCTCAAAAGTAGTTCTCCTTAAAATATATTAAAACTACCAGAAAAGAAGATAGAGTTTGGACCGGTAATTTTTCCTAATTGAATAACTGGAGTTGGAAGACCTGAAGTAGAAGTAGTTAACCAATAGTTATTTTGTGGAGAAGTATTACTTGGATTTGTATCTAAATAAATTGTTAACCCAGAGCTAAAAGAAGAAGGAGAAACAAAGCCCGTAATTGCTGATACAACTTCAGAAGGATAAACAAAATTAGGACAGAAAGTTATAATGACATAATAACCTTCATCATCTTGAAGTGTAACTACCATTCCATAACGTGTAATCGTCTGAGTAGTAGTTCTCACATTATCAATTATCTCATTTGGAAGAACCGCCACAATATCATAAAGATTAAATTGTTGATTTCCTAATGATAATACTCTACTAACACATCCACTATAACTGAAAGTTTTATTTATACTATCAGCATAATCGTAAGAATTTTTAGGAGCTCTGTTAATATTTTTATAATAAGGACTTTCATCTTGTAGTAGTGGATTAAATGAAGATATCTCTGCTTCTTGTGAAGTGTTATTATGTCTTACAGTCATTTTATCTTATCCTTACAATAGAGGCAGTACTGTTTACACCACTACAAGAAGTAGTTCCTACTAATAAATAAATTTTGTCTAATGGATTTAAAAATACAGTTGTGGAGAAAGAAGTTCCTAAAGTAAACCAGGACCCACTAGCTGTAGCAGACTCATATCTAGAATCTAAAACATAAATCGTGTTAGAACTATCTACCTTAAGTATAACAGATTGTAAAATAAAGGTTTTATAACTTGTTGGATTAGATAGATTTAAATCTATGTGAAAAACAGCACCTTCAGTTCCTGAATTTAGACCATTAAAGGTATATGAACCATCATTGTTATAGGTAAAGTAAGAAGTAGTAGAAGTGATAAAGCCATTATCATAATCTGATGTAGGATTAACTGCTGAAACCCAATTAGTGGGACTTTGTGAGGCTCCAAAAGTAGTATTAGAGTAAGACTGTGACCCATTTAAGTTTACATTAGCTCTACTCCAAGAAGCACATATTGAAGGACCTAAAATATTTTCTACTAAGGTATCTAAATTATTGTCTAAATATCCTTTATTTAGAATACAGTTGGCAGCATCTGAAGAGGTAAGAGTGATAGCAGGGTCCATGTAAAGTCTAAAAGTAGAGGTACTATTAGCATTAAAAAGTAAAGAGGCTGAATTACACACTATAGAAGCTTGACTAACAGGACTATCAGGGCTAGTTATAATTATAGGATTATCATTAGTAAAAGATACAGTATTATTAAAGGTATTAGTTCCAGTAAAAGTTTGGTTGTTAGCTAAAATAGCTGGCCCAACTATTGTGTTAGTGCTTACATACCATTTAACCCAAGAAACGGTAGTTAAATCAGTAGTGTTACTAAAGGTAGAATCTTGAGTAGTTAATCCTCTAACTGTTTGTAAGCCACCAATTCCAGAACTTGTTAATGCCGAAAATTGAACTGGGTTAGCACTAGCAATATTAGTAACTGACATTGTATTAAATAGCATAACAGTAGAAGAATCTGAATTACTAGTGACATCAGTATATAAGCTTCCAGTTATAGGATTACTAGATGAATTTCCTGCTAATGGAATCATATTTGCTATACTACTTGTTAGAGCATTTACAGCAGAATCCACATATGCTTTATTAGTTATTTCTAAGGCGTTTGATGCTGTATTTTTATAATAAGCTCCTATAGAGGTATTAAGAACTATCATATCAGTATCAAAAGATATTATAGCATTGTTGGCAGAATTTTTATTTGATATAGATAATGTAGAACTGCCAACTAAAGTAGATACCACATTAGAAGTAGAAGCATCTAAATAATTTAAAGTAGTATCAGTATTTGTTATATATCCTATAAAAGCCCCTAAACCATTACTCTTAAAAGTTCCAAAAGAAATACCATGAGAATAGGACATGGCAGTAGTAGTTAAAAAGGGAGATAAAGTAGCACCAGTTATAGAAGTAGCTGTCTGACCATAACTTGTAGATATAGCATCAAATTGGGCAAACAGACCTATAGTAGAAGTTGCAGCAGAACTATTAAAATAAAGAGAAGTACTTATATTCTGAGAAAGCTCACTTAAATTAGTTGATAAATTCTGAGAATGAAGCATATAATTTTGAGTGAACCCATATAAGGTTCTTATATTTACTCCAGCTGTTCCGAGCTTATCATTACTTAATAAGTCAGCAGCTAGAGCAGGAGAAGCAAAATGTAATTCATCTAATAAACTTTCAACATTAGCAACAGCAAAAGTTCCATCTTGATTTGTAGTTAGTTGAGAGCTTGAAAAATATACTGGTACAGTTGATGAGAAAGAAGAGGCTGTAAGTGAAGCCACAGAAGAAGCATACCCAACCTGATTTACATAAGCTATAAATGGATATGCTGAATTAGTAGTATTTACTAAAACACCAAAATCAGATACTGATGTTACACTATTATCTATATATTTAGTAAGTAATCCAGTAGTGCTATCATTTATATTTTTAGCAATAAATCTATTATCACTTAATACGCTAACCTGATTACCTCCAAAAGATATAGTATTGGAAGTCAGTATTTTTCCTACAAATAAATTTTGATAATTATATCCAGAATAATATAAATCAAAATAAACTTCATCAACTAAAGCTCCTCCAGGTCCAACTTTTAGAGCATTACCGGTAGAGGTAGATAAAAAACTATTATATAAATTAGAAATTGTAATAGTAGAGGAAAAGGAAAGTGCCTTATAATTAGAATTTCCCAAGGCAGCCGTTATCAAATATATAGGTACAGTAGCATAATCTATAACGGTAATAGCTTGAGAAATATCTATTGGATGAAGAAGTCCATTATACCCAACATAAGCACAGGTTAAAGGTAAAAAACCACCAACAGGTTCTGTCTCTGGGTCAGCTGATATTTCTTGATAAAAACCAGCAGAAGCTATGACACTATTTAATAAATCAACATTACTGGAAATATTATACAAAGGTCTGTTGTCCGAATTATACTCGTATATATCGGAAGCATTATAATAATTTACAGTATTCAGAGTGACTTTACTTGACATTATATATTACCTTATAATTAATTGACTTTTTCTATTGTAAAACCATTAGTCTTATAACCCAACTTAGCTGCTCTTGAAATATTAGTTATATTATACTGTTTAGAAATCTCATTTAATCCAATAACATATTCTACAATTCCATCTGGGTGTATGATTTTCCACTGTTTCTTATTTAATTCTCCAACTAAATGTCTTGATTTTATTATGTTTTCCTTCTTTTGTTTTATTAAATATTCTCTGTTTTCAATAGCTTTTTGATTTAATTTAGTATCTTCAAATTTACAAGTCCATCCCCAATAAGTTTCAGAAGGACTTTTTCCTGCAGCTAGTGAGTAAAGGGCATGTCTTATTACAACCTCATTTACTCTATTACTATTATTATCATATATCTCAAAATATCTTAAAACTTTTGTTCTAGTTACTACACCTTCTGGAGATGTCACTATATACCAATATTTAGAGTATGCTTCTGCTTTCTTTTTTTTATATTCTTCACTTCTTTTAATACCTGTATTATTATATGCTGTTGGACTGATATTATATCCAATACTACTATCATAAGTTTTATAATAATCTAAATAATATTGTTCTCTAACTTCTAAATTAGAAGTTAATTCTAATATACCAAAAGTAAAAGAAGATTCTCCATCTATATTATAAGCACTTTGTAAATGTCTTGAATGATGCTTATTAGCTCTCAATAATCTTCTATGTTTTCCAAAACGAAGTTTAAAATTATTAGCACTTCCAATATATTTTTTATTGTTTTTTATATTAGTTATTACATAAATACCAGAGTAAGTATTAACTTTCTTAGAACTCTCTGTTAAACTAATCATATAGTTAATTCCTATAAAAATAGCCTACTAAATATAGGCTATTTTTTTGAAACATCATCAAATTGTTTTTTTCTATCTACTTCCAGCTGTTCTGCTCTTTGTTGTAAATAAACTAAATCAATAGGCAATATATATTCTGTATACAGATACTCCATTTTAAGAGAAAAACGCAAAAGAACTTGTATATCGTATAAATAATGATGACTATAAAAGTTAGTAAAAAAGTAATACTGTATAGCCTCAAAATTATCCACGGATTCCAAGGTTACTGGGTAGTCAGCTCCTATGTAATTATAGAAAAAAGATATCAGTAAATGGTATATCGTAATCATTTACTTCATGGCAAAAAGGACACTCAGGATGTGCAGTTCCCACAACTCCAAAATTACTAGTGCCCTCAAAAGCATTAGTAATTCGCTCAGCATCATTAGCAGAAAATATCTCTAGTAATTGGTCTTTAGGAACTTCTACTGGAAATCCAGTTACTGAAACTATATATGTCTTTAAGTATTCTAATAAAGGATATACTTTTCTACCAAAGCCTTCTTTAGCTGCTAACTCTGTTTGGATTCGCAGAGTACGCTCTATCTCCACTATATCCTTTCTAGTTAATCTCTTAACTTCAACTAAAATATGTAAATTATGCTCTTCTAAAAATCTAGGTAATTCAACAGTTTTAGTTTTCTCTATCATATCTGAGGCATAAGTTATAGAGGCCACTTCTGAAATATCATAATCAAATTTAAACTGTTTACGACATTTATTATTATCACACGATTTAAGAGAACTTACCTTAGAACCATTACTGTATAATCTAATCATATAAATTATATAGTTATAATCCTCCATAGATAAAAGCTGTAAATTTATAGGTTCTTGGATACAAGAAGTTAAAGTAGAATCAAATACCTTATTATCTAATCTTCCTGTAGCAGTTAAATTTTTTAATTCTTTAACTGTTAATCCTCTTACATGTATGTTCTCAGGCACTGCTGGGTCAAAAAAACCAGAGGATGGTAGCCTTATTTCATGGTAAGGAGGTAGAAAAGCAGCTAATGAAAAAGAAGGTAGAATAGCTTGTTGATGTTGTGTCATATTACTCAACTATAAAATTACGGCATATTAATAAATAGAAGGAGTTGTTATATTAGCTCTAAATATACTTGTATTTGCATATAGATTATCGGCAGCTGTTCCAGATAAAATAGCTCTATATTGAGTTATTTGTCTTCCTAAACTATCGTAGACAAAAAAATCACAAACTATATTTCTAATAGACTCACCACCTAGATTAGAATTTCCATTATATTTAGCATCATATACTGTAACGGTAGCAGTTACTTTACCATATAACGGATTAGTTAATGAAGTTACTCTGGCATATTGATAGAACTTATTAATTTGAAAGCCTTTAAAAGTAGCTAAATTAGTAGAAAGAGTAAAGTCTAAACCACCATTAACTGCTTGCATTTCATAATTCTCTAATCCAGAATTTGTTCCCAAAGTAAAAGTAGTTGGATATGATAAAGCTGACCATGAACTGGTAGTAAGTGAGGTCCCATTAGCATAAATTACTGAATCTGTTCCATCATTATTTAAAAACTGTGAATAACTTTCTATAATTACCCAGTTAGGAGATAGGGTAGTATCATAAACTATACCACTTCCTATGGCATCATTAGTACTATCAACTAAAACTTGAGAAGTGGCTGGATTATAAGCTATTTTTAAAGGATTCATTTGAGAAGAAATACTACTTTGATATACTGTATTCTTTGTAAACTGTACTGGTGTAGCTCCAGCAGCCTGTAATAAAGCAAAGTTACGCTTCCTTGTTACTGCATAGTTATTAAGTGCATTTACTTCTGGTGTGGGGTCAACTGAGATGGCTTGATTTGTATTTTGTCCACCAACAGTAATATAATTATTTCTTACAACAGTGCCTAATACTAAACTAGAAGAGGAGTAGGTAGTAGATAAAACAATATTATTAGCAGAAGAAGATGGAGATATTAGTAAATACTGCCCTGGAGTAGTTCCATTAGGTAATATACCAGATAAGCCTAATACATCTAAATCAAGTAATCCAGCATTCCAAATAACTTTACTTAAACCAGCACCTGTGGAACCTATTACTAAACCTAAAATAGCTGGAGAATCTGAAGAGATTCCAGTAGAAGAGTCTGGATACTTAATTAAACCACTTGAGAGCAGTTCTACTCCACTACCTGGAGATAAGGCACTACCAGACACTGAAGCATGTTCACCATAGCCTATACCAGCTAACGAGCCAGCTACTGCCTCAATATTAGATTGTACTTGATATAAAGGTCTATTATCAGTAAGGTAATTATAGGTATCTGTAGGTGTGTAATATAAAATATCTGATAATACTGGAGTAGGGGAATACATCTATTATCCTTAAAATAATTCTAAACTTAATTGCCTATTATTGTTAAGGAACCAGTACCGGAAACATAAAAGCTTCTACTAGAATCCATTACCATATTTAAAGTAAATGCCTGTCCATCATTTGTTGTATCTGGAATTATAGGAATTTGATAAATTGTAGGAGGAGTTGTATTTGGTGAAATCCATCCAGAGAAAGATACTAAACAATTAGTTGATGTAGTCACAAATTGAAAATTAGTACAGAATTTGCCCAGAGTTATCAATGACCATGTACCGACTCCTGGAAGAGCTGTAGTTATGGCAACAGGAGCATTTGTATCAATAGTGGGACCAATAACCGTATAAGCACCCACTGGAACTAGACCGCCAGTATTAGAAAATCCAGAAGCATTTATCTGTGCCAAAGCTGCTTCAGAGACTGGCTGAATATCTCCTGGCTTTAATATTAAATTATTCCATTGAGAACTAGACTCTAACATTAGAGTTAACGTTGTTGAAGTATTTTGAATTAGATATTGCATATATTGTGTCCTTTATTTAATTAGCATAAGAGATTAGTTAATTTCCTTTACCTACTTGAAAAAAGCTTGCTGTAGCTATGGGAGTCATTGCTGGTACAGCTTTCCTCATAGTATTCTCATTTCCTGAAATACTTGCGAATTGCTTTCCTTGAAGGGTTTGTATTACTACATCTAATTTATCATTAGTTGTGCTAGTATTATCCGCAGTTTGCTGTTGAACATCTAAGGCCTGTTGAGCTGTATCTAACTTATTACGCTCCATCCCAGCTAAGCTAAATTGTCCTTCTTTGTTTATTATCAAATCAGTATCTTTAAATCCTGATAAATCTTCTTTTTCTTTCGCTATAGCTGCCAATTTATTTGACATAGCAATCACTTTAGTATTTTGATTAACAGCTAGTGTATTATTTCTATTAGCTATATCTAATGGACCAAAAGCAGCTGTAACATCCATTTTTAAAATGTTTCCAAGACCTCCAGTATTAGTAGCATAAGATTTATCTCCACCAAGTAAGGAAGGAGCAGTTGTTTTCCAGGCATAGGTAATGGCATCTGCAATTATTTGGCCGCCAAGCATTAAAACTTTAAGTAATGGATGAATTAAAGCATCCCAAAAAATAACCTTTAAAACACCAAGAAATCCATTTGCGTTGCTAAGCTTATTGAAAATATCTCCTACCCAACCCATGAACTTATTTATCCAAGGAATCAAATTAGTAAAGAAACTATCAGCACCACTAAATACCTTCTCGATAAAATTACCCAAGCCAGTTACCATTTTACTTATTGGAGAACCTGGATTAGATAATTGTATTAAATATCTCTGTAAAGTCTCTCCCATGTGGTCTAATAACTTCTGAATACCTGAATTTCCTGACACTGCTCTTTGGAACATATTAAATAAGGTATTTCTAAATCTATCAAATACTGAGGTAAAAGTTGCAGTAACATTTTTCCATGAATCTTCTAATCCACCAGACTTCATATATTCTGCATCTTGCTTAGCTTGTTCTAATGCCTTTTTCTGAGCTCCGGTCATAGTGGCTAGTTTAATAGCCATATCCTTAGACATTCCAAAAGACTGTTCAGCAACCTGTCCCAATATATTTAAATTTCCTCCAAATTGCTTACTTAAAGTCTCTAATTTAGTTGAGATTTTTAACATGGCATCAGTTCTATTAAACTGATTATTTAGCATATCACTTATGTTAGCTCCACCAGATATAGCCAATATAGCTCTAAAACCAGATTCCTGAGAAGTTATTAAATTTCCAGCTTGTTCAAAACTTGAGTTAATAGTGCTAACTGATATATTTAGAGCCTGTGCTAATCCTGCTAATCCTGCTAAATCTGCTGTTAAATGCTCTGTAAATTTCTCACCTTTGTTTGAGGCTATCAAAAGAGCTGTTCCTACAGAGTTTATAGCTTCTTTAAAAGCATCAAAAGATATAGTCCCTATCTTACCTGACATTTCAGCAGACTTATTAAACTTAGTAAAAGAATTTCCAATATTCTGAAAAGAATTTACTGTGAGTCCTGAACCTCTCATTATTCCTGAGAAGAATGAGGCCATAGAATCAGCAGACTCTCCAGTAACTGTACTGAGCTGTAGAGTAGCCTTAGTTAGACTAACATTAGTAGCAATAGCTGGATTTAATCCGTTCTTAATATATCCTCCAATAGAGGCTAAAGTATCACCCAAAGCAAATCCATACCCACTTAAAGATTTTAAATTATTATTTATTTCATTATTAAACATTCTAATCCTACTACTAGCAATACCTCCCATCATCTTACTAAACTCATTTAATTCATCCTGCCACTCTATAGCTGCTCCAATAACATTTTTAAGACCTTGTAAAACTAGTATCAATCCTTGAAATAGCAAGCCAAAACCAAACGTAACTAAAGCATTTACAGCTCCTGCCAAAACTCCTATAGAATCTGACATAAGATAAATTTTACCTACAGTACTTGCTAATCCTTTTCCTATAAAACCTAATGAATTATAAAATTCTTGGTTACTATCTCCCCCAGCCTTTGATACTGCACCCATCATTGACATTTGTTTAACAAATCTAACATTACTTGGAGTTAGATTATCCAACATTTTTCCTATGCCTGGAAGCTTACCAAAAAAAGTATTTTTCATGTCTGTGGTTTTACTAAAATCAGACATATATTTAGCTATAGGAGTTAAAGCCTTCTTAATTTGCTGTTCATTTGCTGGATCTATTTGTATACCAACTCTAGCAAAGGCCTTCAAAAAAGAAGCTTCTTTTCCAGCCGAGCCTTCTGAATTTGGTGTTGGAGTATCTGCCATTAATCTACCTAATTTCTAAAACTTAATTCAAATATTAGCTACTAGTTCCAGTATTTATAGTAGTGCCATTGCTTGTAGTAGTTGTAGTTGTTACCGAGGCCCCTGCTGTTGTAGTTGTTGTAGTAGTGCCATTAGTGCTTGTTGTAGTAGTATTAGAAGATGTTGTTGGATTTTGAACAGCTGAATTTAAAGAGGCAAACTCAGCAAAAGCAGCATCCATCTGAGTTTTCAAAGACCCTGTCAGTAAAGTGCTAGTTAAAACCTGAGCTTGAGATTGAGTTGTAGATGAATAACTACTAGTATTAGTAGCAGGTACTGTAAGTTTAGAATTTCCCTGAGAAGACAGGCTCTCTAAGTTTACAGTCATTATATCATCTATAAGAGATGTATAATTATCAGAAGTAGTGGTTGAACTAGAGGAAGTTAATATGCTACTATAACTTTGAGTAGCTGTATTAGATACGTCATTAGGAACTTTAACTGCTCGTATTTCAGTTGTATAATCTCCTAAAGAAATTCTATGTATAACAGTTTGAGGAAAATAAACACCACTAACCATTGGATTAAACTTAAAAGAAACTCCATCAGAAGTTGGATAATAGTTTATTATTTCAAAAACCCCAATACCCTGTCTCAATAAATACGGGTCACCTAATACAGTCATACCAATAGTTAGTGGATACTGTAAAAAAGTACCTAATCGTTCAGATAATTTATCATAAGAAAATTTATAAATGTTATTAGCATTAAAATAAGACTTATTAGCCCCTACTCCAGCAGTTAGAATAGCATCACTATCTCCAGCATATAGTTTTCTATCTGCTAATCCTTTTTTAAATCTTCCTTTAATTACTTTGAATTTTTTCATTAAAGAAGTTCTCCAAATCTCTAAAGCTTGTTCAGGAGTTACATTAGCTGTATTTATTCCCAGTCCTTGTAATTTCTTTATAATAGTAGCTGTTGTGAGAGCTGATTGAGAAGAACTTGACACTTTATTTAAAGATAGTTTTACAGTACCATTAGTGGCATTTATAGGAACGCCATCTTGTCTGGCGAATACTTCTTCATCATAATTATTTTTCATTACGGCTATATAATCATTAAAATTTAGTGTTAAATCTAATACTTCACCTACAGTATTAGAGATTCCAGAAGCACCATATGAGTTATTTATTTGGGCTAATCGTTGAAATACATTTTCTCCGCCACCATAAAAATACGGTATAGACGACCCTCCTGGACCATATATTACAGGTAAATTAGCTGCCATTATTGAAATATCTTCTGTATATTTAGGCAACATAACAAAAGCACCCGTATTTGTTAAATCACTAGATTGTAAATATACATTATTAGATGAAGTATATATATTTGCTGGAAAATAAGGCACCCAAATTAAAATACAACAATTAGCTAATTTTACAGCATTACTATTTAACTGAGTTATATCAGATATTTTTTGAATACTGCTATCATTTTTGAATTGCTGTCGTAAAGCTGTTATATTAGCTGTGGCACTGGAAGCATCTGATATAGCTGTATTTAAATTAGCGTTATTTACTGGATACCATCTACAATAAATATACTCTAATAATTCATTTATAGTATTTTCTAAATTATTAGAATTTATTCTTAATGGGGCAGACTGAGGATTAACGAAAAAAGTTTCATTATAATATTGAGAAGAGGTAGATGAAGAAGTAGAAATTCCACTAGAGGTATTACTTGAGTTAGAGCCTAACTGTAATAAATCATCTAATGTAAATAATCGTAATCCTATAACTTTTTCTATAAGTAGTCTCAATTGTTGCTGAGGATAATCTGATAATATTCCCAATGTAGCACTTGAATTTTGTAAACAGGCAGACCCAGCATCCTGTAATGTTAGAGTAAATTCAGAACCCATAGTTTTTCCAGGGTCTGTCATTTGTATATTAGTTACTAAAAAAGACATCATTGGAGAACGTATCTGTGTACCTGTAGTAGTACCGTCAGCAATATTCCAGCCAACTTTAATTTCACAGACCGGTAATCCTGGAGTGGTATCTGATATATCTGAAGATTGGTCATTTAATCCGTCTGTTATAAAAGCTAATAATTCAATTGGGGTTCTACTAAAAAGTTTTAAGGTGCCTGTAATGGTATTATTAACACCTCCCATAGGCATAGATAATTCTAAATCTTCAAATAATACTTCTATTTGTAAAGAATTAAAATAATTATCTGGAGAGATATCAACCCCAGATACATTTGCTTGTGGTATTAATGGAACAGCCTTTGCTCCATTTAAATATATTTCGGTGTATGGTACCCTAGTATTATAGGTAGGTAATACTGGGTTTACTGTAGAAGAGGTAGTTAGAGCAGACTGAGTTGCTGCTTGTGCTGCTTCTGAACCCATTAGAGAAGTTAATAATGTATTTATAGCATTAATGTTATTAGTTCTAACTGTCTGTAATGTAGAGGTTAAATTTGTAGATGAAGTATTAGTAGAAGTAACATCAGTTCCGATTACTTGTTGATTATTGCTTACAAAATTTTTATAAAATGTCTGTAAAGCAGCTAAAGCAGTTGCTGAAGTAACTTGAGAGGAAGAATCACTAGAAGAAGTTGTTGCCATAAATATTAACTTCCTAACGCTTTAGATATACGTGAGCCATAATTTTTATTAATAGTAGTTTGTACAACTGCTGTTAATCCTGAAGTTATGCTGCCCAAAGCAGCTATAGATTGTGAGTTATTAGCTGTAGTTGGTAACCCTAAATTCTGTAAATACTGTGCTGTATTAAACTGTCCTGACTGAGTAATTACTGTTCCAACACCTCCAGCAGTTCCTACCACAGAATATGTTATTTCTCCAGTAGAATCATCATAGGTAGCTGTAGAATTTCCAGCAAAAAAATCAGGAGAAGTTAATACTGGATTAAAGGAAGTATTATACTCACCTAATGTAGAGGAGTTAGTTTGCTCTATTCCTCCATTAAATCCATAATCAACAATATCCTCAGCATATTGAACTGAATTTTGTTGGCTAGTTACTGTAAAATTAAATGTGACATAATAAATATAGGGAGAATGTGATAATAAAGAAGAAGAGCCAGACGAGGTTGAGGAGGTTACTGGAACATACCAAGGACCTTGAAAATCTATTGACATACTAGTGGTTATACAACGTAAAGCTTTCCAATTACCTATTTTAACTTTTACAGGTGAAGGCATAAAATGATTTTTTGAAGGAGTTACCAAGGCAAATAATTGTTTTTCTAAATTTATATTTTCTGATAGTTGACCAGCACTGTCTGCAAAAAAAGTACCTGCTAAGGAAAAAGTTACTGGACTAGAAGAAGCAAAGATTTGAACTGGCTCTGGTCTGCCATAAAAATCTTTTTGATTCCAGTTAGCTGATTTTGAAAAAGAAATACTATCAGGTGTAGACTGAAATAAAATATACAAAGGAGAAGGTGAAGTAGTTGTGGAAGTATTACTAGTTCCTGCTAAGTTAAATTCAGTTTGTATAACTATTGGAATAAAAGTAGAAGATATTTTAAAATTTTGATTATTTATAGAATCAGATGTAGTGGTGGAATTACCCGATTTTATAAAATTGATAACCCCATTTATTATTGAACCAGTACTTCCGCTAACTGTTCCATTTCTACTTAAATAGGTTCCTAATTGAAAATCGGCAATTTCTGATACACTAGTCTTAAATCCAATAGGTAAGGCAGCTAAGGCACCTGAAGCCACACCAGCACTAACTCCAGTTCCTAGTGTTGGAGAACTTGATGTTAGGTTACTATAATATCCAGAACTCTGCTGGGTAATACTTGATGGAGAGTTACTTGGTGTAGCTGTGGCTTGTAAGTCTGTTGCTGCTGTAGTAGAAGAGATGGCAGCAGAGGAAGTAGTTGACGAAGCTGCTACAGAAATATAACTATCAGACATACAATATCCTTATAAAGTTAATTCAAAAAAAATAAAGGACCTAAAATATAAGGTCCTTTACATTTAACTATAATAAGCTATTAAGAAGTTGAAGAAACAGTAGTAGTAGATGAGGTAAGACCAGTTTGTGGCATAACTTGGAAGGTCTCCACAATTATTTCTGCTGCTAAAGTTGGAACAATACTAATTACCATTGCTAACTGGTTATTTGATAATACTAGGGCAGTATTAACATCTGGACCTACATCAATAGTGTAAGACTGTATAGCTCCTGCTTTAAGTTTAGCACTTAGTAAGGTATCAGCAACTTGCTTTAGCTGATAGGCTGTAGTAGAATTACCTGGCTGGAATTCAAAAGTAACTGAAGCAGTAGCAATGACTTTACGAAGATTAAGTAGCATTCGTCTAACATTTACTCTATCTAAAGCAGTACTTGCAGTTTGTAAGGTTGCTTGACCCTTAATATAAATGCCATAAGAAGGTTCATTAACAATAGGGTTAATACCAGCCAAAGCTAAGGCATCTCTATCCCCCTGAGAGAACTTTCTTTCTGTTGATAGGGCATCAGTTAACATACCACGATTAATACCTGCTGGAGCATAATATACATCAGCAACATTATCATTATATGCATACTGTCCTGCTACCATTCCAGAAGGTGGAACATACACATTCTTACTATTAACAGAATCTGCTATCTTAATCCATGGATAATACATAGCAGCATAAGAGCTATTTATATTTGCTATATTATTACGATAAGAAATTACTTCCTGTACAGTTAGTCCAAAAGGAGTATCTATAATAGCTATAGAGTCACCACGAGCAGCACAGATAGTTACCATAGCAGCAGAAACACCTGGATCAGCAGACCAACCTGGAGCAACTAATATATTTATATCAATTGTACCAGCATTATTAAAAGAGTATAATCCAGTGGAAACACCATCACCTATAATATCATAAGAGGTTATGGCAGAACCCACAGAACCACCCAGTAAAAATCCAGTTAATGATTTATTATAACCACTAGTAGTTGATATATAATTTGTTCCACTTGTAATTCCAGAACTAGTTTCAGAAAGCAGGAAACCAGGAGTCCAAGTTAAATTATCGCCATTATTTGTTAATGTACCAGTAGTAATATTTAGAATATCAACTGTAGTATAATCTATTTTTAGAAGGGCTATTCTAGATGAAGAGGCCATCTGAGATTGAATATTCTCTATAGTACCATAGTAAGATTCCTTTAAAGTAAAATCAGAGAGTCTTACTGATGAAGTGGATATAGAGGAAGAAGCAGTTCTAGAATATATATTGACAGTGTAGTTTTGTTCACTAGTGCTGGTAATATCCCCAGCAACCATACTTAAAGTAATTGAAGTATCTGAATCATCAGTTTCTCCTAGACTTGTAAACTTAATAACAGTTGGTACATAAGAACTACCTGAAGTCACCATACTCCAACTTGGTCTATAATAACCAACAGCAAAAGTTCCAGTAAGAATCTGGTCTGTAGAAACTATATGAGAACTAACTGCTAAGGTTTGTGTTGAGTATTTAAATACTCCAGAAAATCCTGCTACTAATGAAGCCAGTCTAAGTTGCAGAATGTTTCCATTAGCATCTAAGTTAGTAGTTACAGCACTAAATCCCTCAGAGTTACCTCCTGAAGTTATTGAGCCAATACCATATACTGTAGAGGAAGGTAGCAAAGTTCTGCAGTTATTATAGAATAATAAACTGTTAGGAGAACCAGAAGTGGGAGCTGTAGTAGAGTTAACTAAAGCCAGTAAAGCAGTTAATGTAGCATTAAGTATTGCGAGAGTATTTGCATTATTTCCAGAAACTGTGGGATCAAAAATAGGAACTTCTATATTATAAGAAGTAACTGTGCCTGTTGAAGGAGTAACTGATAGTAGACTTTCTAAATCAGAATTACTAAAAGTGCCTGCCTGAACATGCTCTAGTAAAGTAGTTCCGCTAGCTGAAGTATATACTAAATTTATAGGAACACTAGTAGAGGTTAAACCTACAGTAATGAGACCAGTTCCTGTAGAAGGTGCTGTCCAAGTAGTAGGAACAGCTAAGGCAATAGTTCCACTAGGAAGAGCAGTAGCAGGAGAATTAGAAGATGCAAAGGCACTTAATGAAAGTGATACCTGTGGGATAGAGCCAGATACTCCTACTCCAGTTATAGTTGGAGTAGTATTTTTTCCTGCACCTGTTAAAATAGTAAATGGAACACCTAGAACAGGAGAGTTAGCCCCCAAAGTAGCTAGGGTAGAAAAATCTGAACCTAACTTTCCATTAGCATGTGCTGTATTAGTAGTATCAGTTGGGTCGAAATAAGGTATTGAAGTATCAGCAGGTAAGACTATAGTGCATCCAGGACCAGAAACTGTTGGTAAGTCAGCTAGATTAAAGGTAAGAGTAGAGCTAGTTTGTCCAGCTAATGTCCAAGTTCCAGTATATTGAGTATATCCTTGTGGTAAAAACATAGCTTCAGAAGCATAGGAAGCTGTGCTAGAGGCTACCCGAGTAACCCATAACATAGTGCCCTGTTCTAAATAAGCCATGGCAGCATAACCCATATAATCCGATGGATCAACTTTACCAAAAGTGCTTACAAATTCAGCCTGAGTAGTTATTAAGGTTGGGGAATTTGTTGGACCAGAGCTAGCAGTTCCAACCATACCCACAATAGTAGTTGATAAGTCTGATACATAGGCTGATAAAT